CCATGCCTCAAGGTCCATGTCTGTGTTGGGGTTGACCAGCTTAGGCCGGAGCATGTCAGCCGTGCACATTTCAGCAAGAGCGTCACGGTTGGCGAAAGCATCGGCTCCAGCATACTCCGCTAGCTGGCTGTCTGACATTATGTGTTGGTCCCAAGTCTGGGTTCCGGACTGGCGACCAAGCAGAATCTGGAAAGCGTGACGGTCCTCTGGGGCCGGATAGAAGTTGTCGCTGGAAGCTATTGGCTTCCAGCCAAGTTCCGAAGCTGCACGGTCCATTGAGGGGATGGTTGATGGACCCTTAGCGTAATACCATTGCCTCTCAGCAGAGAGAAGTTCCTTATCGATCCTACGGCCAAGGATGACTGAAACACTCTCGTCTATTGCGTTGAGATCGGAGTAGGTCAACAACGGCTCGTAGCGAAACTTGCTGAACGCAAGCTCAAGCGCACGATTGATTGGCGCTAGATTCGTGGTCGCAATCAAGGTGACGTAGCTGAGGTTCATCACCTTGGCGTTTGGAGAGTCAGTCACTGCCAATTCTACGCCGTAGATAGGCTTCTTTCCTGCTTTCTCACAGAGCTTCCTCCAGCGATTAAATCCGTAAGCTGACCCTCGGTCAGTAAGTGGAGCGTAGGGCGTCTCGATTCTTGACAACACATCGGGAAGGAAACCGTATGCTGCCCGGAATGAATATCCAGACCTTATTCTCAAGGCTCGTCTCCTTGTTATTCTTCGACCTTGGGCCAGTTGGGCCGCATAAGCACGCGTTATTACTCATAATTCGGGCAAGTCCCCCCGCTTGGACATCTCGATCAAGCAGCGATGCGTCGCCCGGACGTCTGGCTCAGCCCTGTGAGCCTTCTCAAAGCCAACGCCGAATAGATACGTGTGCAGATCGATCAGTTTCAATCTGCGACCTTGGTAGTGTTCAGAGAGCTCGACCGTACACAACCTCCGGGGGGTCCATGGAAACTTGTTGACGCGCCCAAGCCTACGAAGCTCGACCTCAAGCATGTCGCAGTCAAACGTTACGTTGTGCCCGGCTGCAGCCTGCTCACCAAGCCAGAAGCTGGAGATCTCGGAGACGTGCTTAGCGAAGTCACCTTGCCCCTTGACCATAGCGTCTGTGATCGTTGTGATGGTTGTGATCTCGGCAGAGATAGCCTCTTTGGGGTCGATCAGCATGCTGATACTGTCGGTCTCCTCAAGCGTAATATCGCAGACCTTGATAGCGAAGATCTCTATGATCTTTGGCTGCGTCGCTAATGGCGCTTCGACGCTGTTGATGAAGCCCGTCGTCTCTGTGTCAAAGATTATCATTTCGCTCTCCTAATGTCTCTCAGCTTCTGATTCTTCTTGTGGGTCATCTGGACTAGATGTTTAGGGTTGCAACAGCGCCGATTGTTGCAGTTGTGATCGATTTGTTTCTTGCCGGGGATAGGCCCATAGCATATCGCGTAGACGGTTCGATGAACTGAGGCAGTAATGCCTTCGAAGCTGAACCTACCGTACCCACCACCGCGCCCCTTGCCTGAGTCTGAGCCTTTCCAGACCATGCAATCATTTTCATCTTTATGACACTTTGAGAATATGTGAGCTAGAAGTCTTACCTTCCTGTCGACGCCTAAATTTGCCATCACCCTGAGCTTGAGGATAGCGTCCTGCGGCCTTGAGTCTTCCTCGAGAAAATGGCCAAGGAAGCCGCCCTCTCCTTGGAGGCGGAGAGCGTCCGGTTCAGGACGCTCTCCCAACGGGTGCTCAACGCCGGTGGCCATTTTCAGCGTCCATGGCCGCGACCATTGCGAGGTAGACGATCATGTCATCTACGCTGTCGGAATGCCCCCCGCCGTTGTAGTTGGTCGAATACCGCGAAAGCTTAACGATGAAGAGTTCGAACAGATGCCAACGATTGTAATCTGCTTCCGTCTTCAGCTCCGGAGGGTTGTCTCCGAACATCGCTATCATGATCCGGCCAACCATTCGGAAGTTGTCTTTGTAGACGGCATTGCGTTCACGGAACAATGCAGCCGATTCATTCAGAAGGTTCGTGACGTACGGAAGGTCGTGTGGGCGATCGTCTGGGATATTTAACCCCAGACGATCGCCCCAATCCTTTTTCTCGCTCATGCTTCAATCCTCTCTATCACTTTCATGAAGACGCCAAGTATCGGCAAGGTGTCGTAGATCGTATACCTGTACCGTCGCCCGGTCTCCATCAAGAACTTGTTGGTGTGAGTCAACGTCTCGACCTGCTGGATGATCGGGGCCGCGAAGACGAAATCTTGCATAGCCGATGGCAAGTCTTTGATGGCGCAGCCTTTGTTGACGTGGGCACCGATGTGACAGAGCATACCGCTCCTGATTCCCGCCTGATCAGCGTAGTTGTGACCTTCAGTATACCTCAGGATCTCCACCTCGATCCCCATGTCGTAGTTGAAGAGCAGCTTCGCAGTGTTGCGCGACTTCACGCCGCGCGGATCTCCCAGCTTGCGCCCGCCACGAACGTAGCCTTCGGCCAGCACGTAGTCTTCGATCCATTTAGCATCGGTCAAGCGCAACTGTTTCTTGATAGCAGATTCATCCTCGTCGTTCCGGGCCAAGAAAGCCAACTGGTCGATCTTCAGAAGCCCCATCAATGGAGATAGGGTTTGGTTATCGGACATGAGTTCAAAGTACATAAGTCGGTCTCCGATTGATGGGTTACGCGCCGTAAGGCAAGACAGTGTTGGTGAGGTACTTGTGGCGCTTCGGTGTCGACAAGAGATACGACAGAAACTCAGCAAGCTCTGCCGGGTCAGTCTCTTCGCCCGCTGGCAATGCAGCGAGTTGGTAGGCCGCAGCCTGCTCCGGTGTCCAGCCGCGTAAGCCCGGCACGCGCTGCTCGATATAGTCCGACATGCCAGTAGAATGCAACTTGTTCGGGCTTACACCGAAGACGCACAATCCATGCGTCTTGCGAAGCTCGCGCGCCATTGCTAGGGTCGCAATGTGGAGAGCCCCCTTCGTCGAGTTATAGAATACCGAGTTGGTCATGGCGACGTGCGACGCATTGGAAATGACGTTGACAACCGCTCCTGATTCCTGGAACCAGTTCTGCCCATCCCAAGGCGGACAGGGGGGCTTGAGACCAATCAATTCCTGCGTCAGCAAGATCGGTGCGACGACATTGATCGCATTCAAGCGGTCGTATTGGCTCCAGACGGCTTGATCAAACCATTCAATATAGTTGACACCTGCGCAGTTGATAAGAATGCGGTAGGTGTCTTTTGCAGCAATTCCGAGATCGTTGCAGATTGCATCGGTCTGGAACCTGATTCTCTCGCCTGCGGCGTAGACGTCTTCGCGAATGCAGAAATCGAAGCCCTCCAAGCCTGGGCCGTTGATTGGGATCACGATGTTCTTATCGTAAGGAGACAGAGCTTTGACAAGCTCCGCCCCAAGTCCGCTGTTCGCGCCAGTGATTGCGATGACGTTGTACATTCAAAAAGCTCCCATAGAAGTTTGCCAGCAGTCGTAACCGAGGTTGCGCCACATCTCGACTACTCTGTCTCGGTCGTCGAGCAGAAGCACGTTAGATGACAGCCAACCTTGTGGCTTCATGACGTCGAAGGTTGCTCCATGCCTGTTTCTGACGTATCTTCCGAACTCGCCATCGCAAAGAGACTTGGCCAGCAATTCTGGCTTGATGACGTAATCCGGCCGGAATTCGTCCTTCGGGCGCATGAGAAGTTCGACATAGTCTTCGTTCAGACTGAAGTCGCATGCACTCTCAAGCCATTTCAAAGTTAAGGTCCGCAGGTATTCTGGGCGACCGGTCAAGAAGATGATGGTGTGACCCGTAGTTCTCATCTCCTCCAAGAACCACACGACCGCGCCGATTGGAGGGTCAAGGTCAGCCAGCGAATGGAATGCATCCCAGTCCCGTCCTACCGCAAGATGTTGACGATGACGGCAGTCAGAGATGGTGCCGTCGATGTCGCAGACAATCAGCATTACTTTTTCTCCCATTGGTTGCACCAGTCGCTGGACCGGCGAACATGGTTTCCCTCTGTTTCTTTGCCGAGAGAACAATGAATGTGGACAGAAGAATTCCTGCCAAATCGGTCTCTGTCTCTTGGCTTTGATTTCTGACAATTGCCACAGGATTCGGTCCTCCCAGGCAAAGGAGAATCTGGGAGTTTGGCTGCATCCTTGGCGCGGATCTGATCAATCTTTGACCAGACGCGATCAAGTTCTTTGGTAGCGCAAGCCTCCAAGTCTAGGCTTGCGCTGTTGGCGAGAGAGCTTAGCGTAAGCGCGACGCCGCCAAACTCTTGGTCTGGGTCTCCAGCAGGCCTGCCATACACGTATTCGACAAGCTCGAGAACATCGTCTTTGCTGTATCCCAAAGCCTGATACAGTTCAAGAGCTTCTTCGATGAAGCTGTCAGCTCTCGTCTTGATCTGGTAAATGACTTGGTCGCCAAAAGCAGCTTCAATCCAGAGGCCGACCTTATGCTGGAAGGTTGGTTGAGAGGTCAAACCTTTCCTCCCTGAATCAAGTCGTCGAGCTTGGCGAGGTGAATCATGATGTCGTGGATGGCATCGCGGCCAAGCTTCTCTTCGTCGAGGTGCTTGCGCAGAGTCGACTTGAGGTCGGACATTGCCGCCGCAGCCATCTCGTTCTTGGGCCGCAGGAAGAGATGCGCCCAAGGCCACATCTCGACCAGAGCCTCACGCATCTCTTGCGCTACGAGATTGAACTCGCCCTGAGCCCGATAGCTCGTGCGCGCCTGAACCAGATCAACAAGCATCCGAAGATTGTACTTGGCAATCAGATTGCAGTGCAGGTTGATTGGCAAGAGACCGCGAGCGTCTTCGAGCTTGGCACCGGATTCAACCAGTTCGACGTATCGCCCGATTGCAGCTTTGGCTGCAGAATCGAACTGCTCTTCGAGGTCAAGCTTAGCTTCATCCATCTCGCCTCGGACGTAGAGGGGATTGGTCCATCCCATCTTGCTCATGTCGGTGACGCGTTGCGACTGCATGGCGTAGGACCCGAACAAGTCACCGTCGATAGGCGTGAACCGGGTCCGGGTCATCTGCTGGGCGAAG